CAGATTCATGATATCGTTTCGGTACTCAGTCCGAAGCTGAACCACCTTGGGATTGGAAGATCCTTTTTTGCTCATCGCAGCTACGAAGTCGTCATAAGCCTGGGGATGAGTATGACGAAGTGCCTCAAGACCATCGGATGTGGTGATCTCGTCAAGACGGGGCTTGTATTCGCCATCGTAGCCGTCAAGCCACTGCTGCGCAAATTTGCCCAGGTGTCTTCTGCGAGACTCCACATAGCAAACACCACAGGGGGTTTGTACATTGTGCGACTTCATAATGTTCAGAAGATCGATGAGCATATCAGAAGTCAGGACTGTGTCGGGCATCCTGTGCTGAATGGCATTAAATGTGCCTTGGTATGCAAGTCTCTTTGCACACAGCGTGGAGGCATCCAGAGTCTTGATGTACTCCTGATTGTCCTTCAGCATCACCTGATTGTCTGCGGCTTCAAAGTCCAGTCTTGCCTTGTCAGAAGCGATCACAGCCGCAATGCTGTTTGTGTCCTTGATCCACTTATCAACATCTTCCTTCTCAAAACCAGCTTTGACCAGATTTTCACTGACCTTCTTCTGCGTGTCAGGAGTCCATGTGGACAAGGAATACTTTGTCATAGAGCCGCCAGACAGAGGCTGCACTTCCGTGTCCTCAACGCTCATGGTTTCTGCATTGAACTTTCTGCCGCCCTGTCTTCTGTAATCCAGGGGGATGTTCTTTCCAGTTTCTTTGTTGTACTGCTCGATGATGGCATCAGCCTCGGTGTCACTCAGAATACGATTGACCTTGAATGCACCAGCAACATACCAGTCTCCCTTCGTGGCATCGTTTGCCGTGTCACCGCCCTTGGTCTTCTTCTGGGTGGGATTCGTGGCGAACTTATAATAGCCATCGGTGGGAATGTGGGTAGGAATGTCACCGCCCCAGTTCGCTTCAGCTTCGGGATTGTAGTCCACATCAGCAGCCATATCCACCTCGACCCAAACCTGATTATCCAGTCTGAAGGTATCCTCGGTCTTGCCTCCGTAGCCGATCTGGTGCATGGTAGGCAATTCTCCGAAATGCCATCCGGGACGAAGGGCATACAGAGAAGCGGTGCCTTCGCCAGTCTTGGACTTGGAACTGCCGTTGACACCCCAGTTGTAGTAGGCTCTGGTATCACCGTACTGTTTGAGCATAGTGCCTTCGGACTTACCACCAGCCTTATCCTCAATGTGCATGAATCGATAGCCGTTATCGTTCGCCCAATGTACATCGGCCTTATTAGGCTTGTTTCTGGCAGGCTTACCGTCCTTCTTGGGGACATACTGCTCTGCGTATTCATCCCAGGTCATGGCCTCGCCTGTCTCCATATCAACCAGATGGGTGCCGGGTTCCAGATCCTTCAACTGAGACAGGTTCGGAGAATCGGCATTGTACCAAGTATCCACCTTAATCTGTTCATTGTTGCCAATGAACAGAGGGTACAGGTCACCATCCTGCAGCCGCATCAGTTTGTATGCCTTCTGCGTTTTCTTGGGAGGTGCTTCCTTTCGCAGAGAATATTTCACATCTGCATCCGCATCGGTCTGTGTATTTGCAGCCTGTCGGTAAACCTTTTCAAAGGTTCTCTTCGCCTTTTCCAGCATTCGTGCTTCCTGGCTTCCTGCTGTTGCCAGCTTTAGCAGATGCTTGATCTCACTGTAGATCTTCTGGAAGACATTCTGGTTCTTCACAGACAGATTATTCACGAAGTCCTGATCGCTGAAGATATACTCGCCAACCAAGTCAGCGGTAAGTTCCTGCATGGGGTCTGCATCAGGTGCGTACTTCTTGTAAAGTGCCGTGATGGACTCCAACCGGCTGTCATACTCGCCCTTGGCCTTTGCATAGTCAAATACGGCCTCCTGAAGTTTGCTGTAAAGGTCAGTTCCTTCCAGCACATGGGTAATCTCATGGCCCACAACAAACCGTCTGGAGGCATTGGAACTCATGTTCAGGGTAATGCCGTCCTTGGTCTTGAAGCCGTTCTGGACAACCCCATCATCCATAGCGAAGCCGGATGCCTTCAGTTTTTCGTTGGTGGTGAAGTCAAAGGCCGTGCCTGTCTCTGCGGAAATCTTCGCAACGAAGTCCACAAATTCATGGGTTCTGTTGGTGTTGTTCATGAAGCCACTGTCGATAGCCTTCTGAATCGTTGCCCTCTGCTTCTCGTTATACTTGGTCAAGTCAGCTTCAAATGCCTGCCCTCGTCTGCTTCGCTCGTTGTAGCTTTCTGCCAGACGGGAACCATTGACCTGCTCAGAAACGAACTGATCCAGATGTTCCTTCCGTCTGCTCCGCAGGTCATTGTCCTTTATGGACTTCACACGGGAATCCAGTTCCCGGTATCTGTACTGCTGGGCAAGTGTAGGATTGGTTGTTTTACCAAGTTCCTCGTATTCCTTGAAGAGTGCATCTTCTCTGTCTACGCTGTCCTTGTAAGATTTGTAGGTTTCACCTCCTACAACCTCGTCGATAAGGTCAGTGGAGATGTAGCCCTTTTCCAGATCCTTTTCAACCTGGGCTTCGATAGTGGCCTTTTCTCTTGCAGTCAGCTTTGTACCGTCTGCCTCTGCTTCGGCAATACGGTTCTCGATTTCCTTCTTCACCACAGCCTGCTCATTCTGATTCAGCCCGGTAATGAAGTCAGACCCGGTTTTATTGGAGATGTGCAAGCCCGGAGCCTGCGCAATACCACTCGTTACCGCACCGACAACGAACTGTTCCAGAAGGTTTTCGTCCTTCAGAATCTTGCTGAACTCTTCCTCGGACATATAGGTTGCCTTCTTGCCTGCTGCCTGCGCAATGCCAGCAAGAACTTCTTCCAGACCTTCTGCACCAGCCTTGATGCCGAACTCAGAAAGGTTCTTCATAATCTGGTTGGAGAGCATGGAAGACACTTTCTTTGCCAGCATATCATCTGCGCTGGAAAGACCTCTGCTCAAACCGACAGCATTTACAGCTTTGCCCAGGCCACCGAAGATCAGTTCGGAAATAGCATCAGCAGTACCGGAAATAGCACCATAGAGCGTAGCTTCCTCATCAGTAGCACCGCCCTGATAGGCTTCACCCATGCCGGAACCCATGCCGGACAGACCCATGACACCAGTGGTCAAGGCAGTTGTTCCAACGGCACCAAGGCCAGCAGCAGCACCGATACCGCCAGTAGCCAGAATGCCGCCTACCTGACCAACGCCTTGCAGAATCGCATCAGATGTGCGACCCAGAACGGAATAGCGGTCAAGATATGTTTCCGCAGGCTTCAACAGTTTATCAACTGTGCTAACCTGTGTTTTCTTCCGCAGGTCATCGGCAAAACGCTCTTTGCCGAAGGCATCCACAACCCCAGCAACACCATAGCTGCCAAGGTCTGTGATTCCTTCGACAAGGCCACCAACACCCTTTACTGCGTTCAGTCCTGCATCACCGACAGAACCCAGGATCGTCTTCGTGATATCGCCAAAGTCCCAGCCATCATCAAACAGGCCGCTTTTCTGGAAGAAGTCAAGTCCCCCATCATCCTTGGTGGACTTGATGGGGGCAATATCGTCTTCCTCTTCTTCCTTCTCTTTCTCCTTCTGACGGATAAAAGCCTTTCTCCGCAGTTCTTCGTTCCTGAGTTCGACTTCTTTCTTGTCCCAGTAAGACTGAGAGGACTTCTTCTTTGTCTCCTGCTCTAAGTCTTTCAGTTTCTTATCCCAGTAACTAGACAAAGTAATCCCCCCTTAATACTGATAGCCTCTTACGTTGAAGATGGATTTGAGTTTGGTGTAATCAGCCTTGGAAAGCTGACCGTTCTTGTAGGCACTGGTCATGTCACTCAAAACCTGTGCCTTCGTCTTTCCTGCCGCTACCATTTTGTTGTAGTAGTTAAGCGCAGTCTGGTAGGTGGTAGTTTTCTTGGTAGAAGAACTGCTGCTCTTGCCGCTGGAACTGCCACCACCGGAACCACCAGAACCACCGCCAGATACACCACCTGAACTATATTTCTTGCTCAATTCAGAATAGGCAAACTGCATTTCTGCGTCATGCTGCCGCTTCTCTTCGGCAAGCTGCTGTTGCTTGTAAGCCATTTCTGCATCGTGCTGTCTCTTCTGCTCTGCCAACTGCTGCTTCTGCAATTCAAGCTGCTTGATTTCCAGTTCGTATTCCTTGGCATCCTTCGCCTTGAGTCGGGCAATTTCCTCGTTGAACTGGCGAACCTTTTCCTTGTAGTCCTTTTCGTACTGCCGCTTCTGTTCCTCAAACTGAACAAGGCTAAGCTGGTACTCCTGCTCCCACTGTTTCTTGGACTGCTCGAACTCCTTGACAGCAAGTTCATAGTTGGCATTGAACTGTCTCTGCTCTTCCTCGAATGCCATTTCGGTATTGATCTGGTTAAGTACATCCTGCCAACGCTGGTAGTACATATTGTCCATTTCAACCTTCTTGTTGGCCTGTTCAAGGATAAGGTTGTTCTTATACTGGAAGCCTTCAAGTCCTAGCTGAAGTTCGGTCTGAAGTGCCTGGAATGCGATTTCAGCAAGGGCAGAGTTGTTCTGAAGCTGTGCATCCTTAATGGCATTGTTGTAGTTCAGCACCGCCTGCTGATAGACCTGTCTGGCAGTCATTACCCGGTTCTGGTACTGGTTGTACATACTGACCTGGGAACTCTCGCTGAATCCAGTGTTGGTCATTCCGGCTGCGGCCTGCTGTTCTGCATTGACTCCGTACTGGTTGCTCTGCTTCTGCCAGTCTACATAGGCACCGGACTGTTCCTTGGTGTAGTCCTTCTGTGCCTGCTGTTTCTGCTGTTCGATCTGCTCAATGGTGAAGTCGGTCTGATCCTGCTGAAGCTGGGACTGTGTATTTGCCCACTCTTTGGTTGCATCGATCTGACTTTGGTAGTATTTGTCCGACTCGCCAATCATGCCAGCATAAGTGTATTCCAACTCATTCATGGCCTGCTTCTTATCGGCTTCTACCTGGTCAAACCGCTTGTCATCGTAGTTTACTGCCATTTTCTCACCTCTTTATGTAGCCGCCAATGAAGCATTCAAGCGTGACTGTTTCAAGGCTGAATCTGGTTGTAGAATGGAACTTGAGTTGAATGTCCTTGAACTTCTTCCGCTTGATCCGGCTGACGAAGTAATCCGTTACATTCTCGTAAGTTCCGATAAGTTCAAAGTCTGTGTCTTCCAGCTTGGCATATACAGAGATATCGCCCGTGGCCTCTGCGACACATCCACGCTTATTGGTGGTCTTCAGCTTGTGTGGATGCTTGAACTTATCCTTGGGAGTCACCCAGTAGCTTTCCACCGGGCTTTCGTAATCGGTAAGGGTGTAGATGCCGTCCGCTGTTCCCAGGTACAGAACACCTTCCTGAACGCAGGTGCAGGTGACATTCTTCCCCAACTGCCAATAGAACCACTCATACTCCATGTGGTTCTCATAAGCAAAGGCCATCCGGGAGTCTGCCAGATAGACCTTGTTCCCGATGAACACAAGCAGGTAGCCTTCCCACTCTGCAAGGATCATGTTCTGGTAGTCGGCCTCGGCAGTCATTTTGCGGTCAACCAGAGAACTTCTGTGTGCAAGCACCTGTTCCGTGGTCACATCACCGCTGATGCCCTCCATACCTCTTTCACTGAAGAACACAATGTCATCGTTGAAGTTGATAGCCTTGCCAACACAGCCCGTGGTGACACTGGAATGGCTGGACGGATAAATCTTGCCGTACTCGTCATCAATTGTCGGTGTGTGGTAAAACACCGTTGTATTGGCACTGGAAGGCTCACGGAACACCCAAAGTGCATTGTTGCCAGCAACCAGACCTTTGATATCGGCATTGTCCATGCCCTCCCGGTAGTAGTCCAAGTCACTGAAGTAGCTGGGGTCATTCAGACTGCAATGCCAGACCACGTTGGGGAAGTCCTTGTTGCCGCTGACAAACACTCTGTTGTCGAACACCTGAAGAAGTGTGCATCCAAGAATGCTGGCCTTGTACTTGGGCATGGCCTTCTTGAACTTGATCTTCACGTTGTCCTGTCCGTCTGTCAGGGGTGCATCCGGTGCATAGGTCATTTTGATCTGACCGTTTGCATAATCGACTGTATATTTGCTCGTATCAACAACAACATCGTCCACCGTCACCACAGGGACAAAATCGCTGTCAATATTGATGACATCCAGATAGAAGTCCAGGCTTCCACCGTCTGCCAGGAAGCTGTTAATGCGGTAGTCACTGAGCATATTCACATCTTCATAGACAGTGCCACCGCCTGAAGGATTTCTTGCAATGGTGGTAGTCGGGATATAGCCCACAACCTCCTTGATAGTTGTACCATCGTATTGCAGGTAGTTCACACCGTCTTTGATATAGAAGATATTCTCAAACACAAATGCATTGCTGGCAGTCTCAGTCATAGCAGAGAAGATAATAGCCTTCTTGCCTCCGGGAGTAACCGTATAGAGGTTTTTGCCGCTATGAACGATCTGATTCCCATTGAAAAAGAAAATGCCGTAGACCTTTGCTGGGAACTCCACCTTCAGTTCCATTTCAGGCCGTGTGCGAATACTCTCAGTGTGCTTGTAGTCTTTCCATACGTTTAGACAATCCGGGGATCTGATAAGGTTGATTTCTTCACCCCGGAAGTCTGCTCCCCGGAAGTTAGAGTAAATCCGGGAAACAACAGCATCGTTAGTCAGGTAGGCCATCAGATATCAATGCCTCCCTCAATGTAGATGCTGCCCGTCTGATACCTGGGGTCAAGCCGCTGAAGCATGGACTCATAACGTGCCGCATAGATGCTGCCGTACTCCGTGGAAATATCACTCTTCAGCAGGTCTGCCGCAATGCCATACGGCATGATTTCCAGCGCATCCGGGCTGAGTTCAAATTCGTATGCTTTGGGACTCGTTGTTGCGGTGATCCGTTCGGGGTACACAAAGAAGTCGATTTCCGCAGTACCGTCTTCCAGCATCTTCAGGACAGTGCCGTTGGCCTTCGGATCGTAGTCAACCCCAGCCACAAGGCCAAGCTGGTACACTTCATAGTCGGAAGCCTCCTCGATGTCAGCAAACCTCAGAAGCTGGCCTGCGGTAACAGGGATTTCAACATACTGAGGAATCTTTTTCATCCGGGCCAGTTCATACATGACCTGATTCGTCACATCGTTGAACTTGGCAGCAATGTCCGGGTCTTCCGTATCGTAGGTGGCTCCGGGCTTCGCTTCCTCGATCAGCACCAGAACCTTGCTTTTCATTTCTTCTAAGGTCATACTCTCACCTCACAAAAGAAAAGCACCGCCCATAAGAGCAGTGCTTTACTGTTCCTTCCATGCCTTGTCTTCTTTATCGAACATCTTGATTTCTCTGGTGTCCATATTGATGATACACTGACCATTGGGAATGCCTTCGGTGGGAAGGTTGTCCCAGTCCTTATTGTTGCAACACAAGGACTTTTCAGGGATTTGACTAATCATACAGTTCTTCCTTTCTTCACACCGCCCAAACAGCGGCAATATTCACGATATGCCATAGATTAACCGCCGCAAAGACAGCGGTACAGAATTTCATCCCACGTTTAGCGATAGGTAAATCGCTACCAGACAGCCACCAGATCAGAGCCGGGATGATAGTCAATTTATAGACCAACATTAACGGCACGGACTGTAATAGCGGATTCAGTTCCACGCCACCGTGGGTGATGGCGTGGAGCGTGAATATGAGGTCTAGGAGGTTGAGGATGGGGAGGGTCATTCGATAGCCGTTGCTGTCAGCGCACCGCTCTCGTTGACCGTCACCTTGTACTGCTTACCATCTGCACCGTTGAGGGTGATACTGTCCATCGGTGGTATAAACTTTTGGTCGATGGGGTGGAATACTTTCTTTTCTTGATAGATAGAAATAGTATGCAGAGAATAATTATCTTTAAGGTTATAACTCCCCATACCAGTAGCCATATCCCCCAGCATCACAAAGGGTTCGCCAGAGTCGATGTAACCTTCTTCGGGGTAATAAAGATACTTATTGCCTATTTGATATCCATTAGGCATGCTACGGCTTGAAAATGGCCTACACTGGCATTCATAAACCGTGCCATCGAAATCCACGAAATAGGTTTCCCCGACCACAAGCGGAATAGGTTCCATGGTTACCTTGGCCACTCCCACCTTGTTATTGAAATCTTTTAAGATATAGTTTTTTTCTGTTTCCAAAAAACCTAATCTATCCGTATAGGCTTTCGCCATTGCTAAAGTAATCATATCCATAGATTTCAACTCCTTTACTCATATACAGGGATGGGTTCGGATGCCGTAAAGCATACCGTTCCATCTGTGTCGAAAATGTCGGAAGATACCCAAATGAATAGGTTGGACTCATAAAAGCTATATTTTTCTTCAATATCCCACAAAATATCAGCGGTAAACTCCCACTTTCCATTGGTCAATTCGTACTCACGCATATTTGTTCCTATTGCGGTATAAATACGTCCGTCGTTTTTAGAATAGCCAGGCTTATCTTGAACGTAGCAGTAATAACCACCAGGGAGATTAAGCAAATACGCATACGGATACTTACTCTTATCCCACTCCGGCAGTGCTGGCAACCTGACCCCGTTATACAGATAAGCCACAGGCTCTTTCTGCTTCGATAGCATAGCCTTAACGCTCTCTCCCACTAGCCAGCCCATTAGGAGGGAGGTGGGGTCGAGGGTGGGGGAGGTTGGTTCCTCACCGTTGTTATAGACGATTTTGGTAGGATAAACCGCACCATCATAACTGACTGCAACATAAGTGCCTTTGCTGAATAAGTTATTCCCAATATAACCATCTTCATTTATTACTAGAACAAGGTCAATGGGTTCACTTTCTGGGAGTTGAATAAGGACGCTAATGCCCCTTTTAGCTACACTTAAATCTTCTATCCCGATGGGTACTATTTCGCCATCGAAATTTACACCAATTTCCTCAACGGTAGCAACATCAATAGGTTCATCGGAAATTTTAACATAATCCCCATGCACTTCTTTACCCTCGGTATTGCCGTCAAAAGTCAAAATCATGCTGAATCCCTCCTTTACTCATATACTGGGATAGGGTCACTGGCAGCTAGGTATATAGAACCGTATTCGTTCAGCACATCGTAATTCGCCCAAATATGACCATTAGTAAAAGATGGCACTTGGTTATTTATACTTACCCATTTTTCGTAATCGTAGGTTTTTAATGCTACTTTCCACGATATTGCGCTATCGTAGGTAAAAACACTCTCCGTTGTGTCAAAATATAATGGTGCGGTTGTTATAATGAGTGAGCCAGTTTCATTAATCACCGCATACGGATACGCTTCCCTATCCCACTCAGGCAGTTTAGGCAGGATTACTCCGTTGTAGCTGTAGGTGGTGGGAGTCGGATCAGGTTGTCCGTAGTAGACAGGCACCAGCTTCGTTTCCGCAAGCAGTACGCTATCAGGAATAGGATCAGATGCCGCCAGGGTTATATCCCCACTGTCATCATCGACAATTTTCGTATTAGTCCATGTCGGAAGGCTCGTGCCAGACAACTCCTGAGGTGTAGTTTCTTCCACCAAAGTCCATGCGGTGCCGCCTGCTGCCCAGCTATACCTTGCAACATATACGCAGTCAGGATAAGAAAAATGCTCTGTATGAACCCATGTTCTCCCAGTCTCAGCCACATAATAGGATGTGAACGCTGAACTGGTTAATGTTAAAGCAGCCGTGTCGGAGTCTGCATTGTAGTCTATGTAGGCATATTTATACTTGGCATCATGCTCCGGAAGTGCAGGCAACCGAACACCATTGTACAGGTAGCCTTCATCGTCTTTCAGGATAGAATAGTTCGCCCAGATGGGATTGTATGCCGTGATGGTGTAGGCATCATACGATGTCGGCACCTGGTTAGCAACCCACTTTCCATTGTCCAGACGGAATGTACCCTTAACGCAATCTTCTCTTGGCTGGATGCCGTAAGTGCCGTGGAACGGCCTGGAACTGTAGTGGTACAGGACTGCATCATTGTAATTCGTCACGAAAGCGTATGGGTAAAGGGTAGAGTCATAGTCCGGGGGAAGCGGTGCAACGTATGTGCCGTATTTATAGCCACGGATAATCGCAGGCTCAGGATCGCTTGCAGCCAGGTACAGAGTTCCGGCAGTCTCGGTAATATCCGTGTTCGTCCAGATAACATCGTATGTTTCCTTGTCCAGTGAAACTGTGTTTTCACCGCTCATGGTCTTGTTCCACCTGTCACCAGTGTTTGCCCAAAGAGTCAGTTGCCCGTTGTCTGACTGGAAGCCTGAGGAAATGCGGTAAATCCGGGTTGCGCTGGCAACGAGGTTATAGAACCCTTCTTCGCCCTTCTTCGTGTAGATCAGGGCATATGGCATTGCCTCTCTGTCCCAGTTCGGAAGCTGTGGAAATACAATTCCGTTGTACAGGTACTTGATGTCATAGTCCAGCGGTTTGCCTGCCAGACCCATAGCAAAGCCTTTCAGCCAGCTTTTAAGATGCAGATACATAGCTTTACACAACTCCCTCAAATCCTTCCCATGTAAGAACGCAACTGATTTCATCGTTCTTGATTGTCAGCGGATAGCCGTTGTCATCCAGTGCGATTTCAACTGCGTTCGTCTTATCGCCCTGTTTAATGACTTCCACGGTAATAGTAGAACCGGACTTGACCATGCTGATAGATTTAGGCTGCCGCAGACCTCCGATATCCGTATAGCCATCTTCTGCGGTAGAGACGGGAACCTTCTGCCGGAGTGCTTCAAGAAACTCTGCCCCCTCCGCTTCCGTGTAGTAGTCCTTACCCTTAACAGGTGTCTTACCGTCTACACCATTTTTGCCATCCTTGCCGTCAGCACCGACAACACGGCCTACATTGACCGTCTCCCCATCCGTGAAGGTAATCTTCAGGTTTCCGTCTGCATCAATGGAAACAGTGTCGATTCCCACACCATTAGCACCGTCAGCACCGTCATTTCCGTCACTGCCGTCAGATCCATCAGAACCGCTTCCACCGCCTGTGATGTTGTGTTCGTCCATATACTTCTTGACGGCCTCTTGAATCATTGTCTCGAAGTTTGTACCCATGTACTCATTGACAAAGGTAACAACCATCCGACCCACTGCGCTTTCTTCTTCAGGATCAGGAATCTCACCTTCGACAACATCCTTTGCCTCAGGGAACAGTTTGAATATTGCAGGCCCTTCTTCGTTGTAGCCGATAAAGGTATCGGGATATGTGTCGGGATTCAGTTCCACTTCATACCAGTAATCTACAGGTTTGCTGATGATTTCCCCGAACTTCATATCGTTCTTTCCCAGGAAAATGTTTACGCTGGTACTTTCGGATTCCACTACAAAATCCTTGCAAAGAACAACTTTGGCGGGATTCTTCTTTGCAAAGACTTTGAACCGTACAATGTCCTCAGGCTGAAACATGTACTTTGCATCCCCCATCTTTTTCTCGATGGGGAAATATACAGCATCACCACGGGTTGCGTAAATTGTCCTGTCGTTATGTAAAACAAACATAGAATCACCTCATGTCACTTCAGCAACTGGTACTGCTTGATGGCATCATCCACAAGGCACATCCGGTATTCCGGGATGGTAAAGCCGACACCCTCAACATACACCAGAAGCTGGCCCTTCTCGATCTCCACTTCCTGATGAGACTGCTCGGTAACCTTCTTGCCATTCTTCCGCAGATAGGTTCTTTCAATGTCAGTGATAAGCACATCACCAACGATCTTCTGTGCTACCTTGAAATCGTAGCCCTCGTCCGTGTCGTGGTCATCACACAGCACAATGTCCTCGCCATCATACTTGAAGCCGCCATAAAAGCCGACATTGGGAACAACCACATATTTCTCTAAACTGTCTAACTTTTTCATGTACATTCCTCCGTTCATCATGCCTGCCAGAGTCGAACTAGCTTTGCCTATAGCATGATAATAAAAGGGGCGGTATTACACCGCCCCTTGATCTCAGTACAGCACGACAGCCTTAACGGTTGCTGCGCTGGGCACGCAGTTGATCGTACCATCATTGTTCGCCCACTTTGCGCTCTCGAAGCGGAAGATGCCGAACTCGCCAGCAGCCAGTTCGTGAACCTCGTCACTTGCGGATGCGAAGTAGGAACCCTTGGTGGGCTTCTTCACGGTGAAGGTGCCTGCACCGCTGCCGGAGTTCTGAACCAGTACAATAACGTACTCGTCAGTCATCCGGGGCAGCTTGAACACAAAGCCGTCCGCAGGTGCGGAAGCGGCCTCAAAAGCGAACTTGGTAACCTTGTTCAGTTCACCCTTAACAGGGGTCATATTGGTAACAGCCATGTTGATTCTCCTTTCTTATCAGTGAACCTTGATGACATACAGTTCCTTGGGACGAACCAGCTTGGAACCGTAAACGTGCAGACCCTTAACGATGTCTGCGAAGCCCTTCTCCTTACGGGCGGTTTCCACCTTGTCGATCTGGCCTGCGAAGGCGATTGCCTTCTTGGTTCTGACCATCTCGTAGTCATCGGTGCCGTCATTGTAAAGGTTGTTGGACATACGCAGGTAGGTGTTGGCATACTTGCCCAGCGCACCACGCTTGATGAACTCCACGTTCTCGGTGAACAGTTCAGCCAGTTCGGAGCGCAGGCCAACGATATGCTCAGGGTTCAGGTCAGCAGCCAGTTCGGTCTTCTGGGAAACATTGTTCTTGTACAGCTTGATGTGTGCCTGATCGATGGGAGTCAGGAAGCTGGTCATTGCGCTGATGTCGATGGACTCGGACATCATGTCAGCATTGGCATCCTTGGCAATGGTGCCGACAAAGGCATCTGCCTTCTCAGCCAGGGCAGTCTTGGCTTCATCGAACTGAGTTTCCAGATAGCCAGCCTGGGCCTGTGCCTTGTCGATATCGTCCACCTCGAATGCGAAAGCATCGGACTCGGTGATGTCCATATACTGAGAGTTGTCACCCAGGCTTTCGATCTCCAGGTCTTTACCGGGAACGTACTTCTGGATGGTGGGGCGCACTGCGCCAACGATCTTCAGCCGGGAACCCAGCTTCAGTTCGCCTTCAAACTGGTAGTCGCACCAGTTGGCAAGGATCAGATCCTTCTTGAGTTCAGTCTGGCAATACTTAGACCAGAACATGGGCTTAAAGTTTGCAGCCATTTTAATTCATTCCTTTCGTAGCATGAAATTACTTCCATAACTTCATGGAATCCCTCACACGCTGGAAGATAACAGGATTATCCAAATCCTTGGATGTCAGCTTGTCTACCTCTTCCGGTGTGTAGAAGGTCTTTCCTTCGTCATGGCTTCCGTTCTTCATCGAGCCAATAGGCTCAACGTGCGGTTTCACGGACTTGGCGTACAGCTTGTACACTTCCGTAATGGGTGTGGAGGAATTGAACATACCAGCAAACTTCTGGAACTCAGGGCTGTTGTAGACATCCTCAGTAACACCGATTGCGTTGAGTTCTCTGCCTCTCTCAGTGGACTGCCGATGTTCAGCCAGTGCCTTGAAAACTGCCTTATCACGGGGAGTCATGTGGTCTACTCCAATCGCAGCTAGCCGTTCCACCTCTTCTACGACTTCATCATAGCCGGAGTCGATAATGTCCTTGGCATCTGCGCTTGCAAGCAGTTCGATGTCTTCTGCCGAATAGTCAGGCTCCTTGGGAATCTGGATGCCCTTCTTCTGGTAAAACTGAGTTAAAGTATCAGTCTGTTCCTCCACGGTTTCCTTGCCAGTGCCAGCCTTCAGAACAGAGGTAAGGCCACCGTACATCTTCTTGTACTGCTTCTCGACCTTTGCTCTCTCTCTGGCCTTGGCTTTGCCTACGGCTGCATTCAGGTCTTCCTGAGTGAACATCTTCGCAGGCTCGGTTACAGTTTCTTCTGTGGTCTGCTCCACTTTTTCAGAAGTCTCTACGACCTCAAGGTCTTCAACCTGTTCCATGATATCCATAGTTAAAATCCTTCCTATTTTTTCGTTGGTGTTTGTTTCACCGAATCCATAGCTTTTAACGCCTTCCATGTCTGGGCAAATAGAAAAAGCAACCTGTAAGGAACTCTTACAAGTTGCTTTATTCTTCAGTTAATTCCGGTTCAGGAAGTTCCTCTTCGGCCTCCATAACCTCTTCCTCGCCCTCAATGGGCATATCCTCCATGCCGCCCTGTTGCATCATGGCATCAGCCATCATGGAAGCCTGCTCGTCAGGATCACCCATAATAAACTGCTGGAACCTCTGCTGCATAAGCTGTGCCTGTGCGTTAATCAGGGCAATTCTCTGCTGTTCCTTCTCCCATTCCTCGATGACAGTTTCGAGTTTTTGCTTGGGCATGACAGAATCATCATCCAGAGTTTTAACATACAGCTTCAGTTCGGGAATCCTCTGAGTGCTGAACAGGCCGTTGGTCAGCAGGTTTTCCATGCTCTGCTCCTGGGCATACTTGTCAAATGCTCCCTTCGGTGTGATATCCACCTTCACAGAAGCCTGCAATGCCTGAAGCGTTACCTTCTGAACTTCCACAAGCTGAGTGATTTCTTCGCCTGTTGCCGGATCTGTCTGCTCGTCCTCTAACTGGATGCTGTCATTGTAGGCAATGATAATATCCAGCCAGATTCTAGCCAGGTCTTCAACGAATCCCTTAACGTACAGCAGGTGTTCGGTAAGGGGCTGCATTGCCGCCTGCTGAACTGCCAAGATTGCACGACCAGAAGCGTTCTCCGGGTTCACATCACCCGTAACAATCTCGCCTGCGCCTGCCAGTTCTCTTGTGCTTTGGATAAGTTCATTCTGCAACTTCTCAACATCTGCGGACATCTGCGCAGGATTGACATGGGCGAAAATCTTTGCCACATCATCAACGGTAGCACCGCCCTTGACCTTGATAATGCCGCCAACCTCATTAACCGCACCGGGATTGGATATCTTCTCCATATTGGCGATCTTCTGAGGATAGGCCGTATTCTTGACTGTCAAGGCTCTGCGCATGGCTGTCTTGTTGGTTTCAAGCTGGTTGGGGATAAGGTGCCTTACCTCGCCTTCGCCTCTTGCGGAGCCTTTGCGCTCTTCCCAAAGGACATGGGCAACAGGGTAGTAGGTCAAGCCGGAATCAGAATCCTTCTTGATGTCAACATATCTGGTAGCCTGGGCGAAGCGTACTTTTCCGTTCTCCTTGTACAGCTTGGTAACCACTGTACACATATTGTCCTTCTCGTACTTTGCCGCCTCGCCTGCTTCCTCGATGTTGTCATTGTCACCGATAATGTGCATGATCTGGGCTTTGCCGACTCCGTTTGCCTCTGCCATCCGCTGAACCTCAACAACAGGCTTTCTCTGCTTGATAAGGATATAGGGCTGGCTCTGGATGTCAGAGTCATTTTCATTGCCGTAGAAGATATCTGTCTTGTTGATGATCTCATTGACAGGAAGGCCAGTGTCACCGTCAACCGTGACATAAATGACACCTTCATCATTGATGGCTGCATCCTTGACAGTAAAGCGCAGCTTCATGTCCATGTAGTCACGTTCCCAGATACGAGCGGCTTTCTTGTTCAGCAGTTCGCATATCTTCTCTCCGGTCTTTCTGAAAGCCTTGTTCTCGAAGTTCTCAGAAGAGAAATTGACTGCATACAGGTTTGTCATAACAATACCTGTCTTATAACGGACAATAGGCTTGATGAAGTTGTACTGCACCTTCTCAACGCCATGAATCTTCAGGCCGTACCACTGATCGCCATTGTACATCCGGTAGTTCCGGTCAGTATCACCGAAAATGCCCATCATGCGGCAATAGCTTACACACTGGTCGTACAATGCCCAGATGTCCGTTTGCTTGATTTCCTGCAAATCCACTTTGTTCTCACCTCACTTACAGCACAATGTCTTTCTGTCCAAGACCTGTGCCGTCATACACATCAATGTTGTACATCATAGTGTCCAAGGCTTCCTGTTCCTTCCTGTACTCCTGAGAGTCTTTGATGGACTGAGCCTTTGCCACCGGATCAGGAAGCCTGATTTCTTCGCCCCGGTATGCTTTCTGGCCTATCTTTGCACCTACAATCAGGCAGGCAATGTTCGACAGGCAGATAAACACCACCAGAAGCAACAACAGCAGCAGTTCTTCCATGACTTACTCCTTCTTGTCCTTCTTCTGTGCCTTCTGCTTCTTGGGTTTCTCCGGCACTTCGGATGCAGCAGGCTCTTCGGTCACTTCCGGGATTTCGGGGATCTCCGGCACTTCGGGAAGCTGGGGAGGCTGGGCAGGTTCCTTCTTGTCAAAGAAGTGTTCTGCCTGTTCCAGCGTGGTCACACCGGAAACATCGTGTCCCTCTGCTTCCTGTCTGGCCTTCCATAATCTCAGCCGCTTTTCCTTCTGAGTTTCCATAATTGTTCTCCTTTCTGTTCTATACAACCACTATCTGATCCCCGTAGTCATAATGCTCTTCCTGTCTCTCGAAAGAGAATTGATACTGCGGATTGACGATAATAGGCTCGTTTGTAAATACCACCTGTTCCCGTATCTGATGCGCAATAGCAAGGCCCATCATGTCATCATCGTGACCGCCTTCTGGGGCCTCTATGCGGCCTTTTTCGTTACGGACGATGGTGAGCAGTTCTTCCAGCGTTTCCTTGTCATTGATGGTGTCGCAGTGTTCACGAACCACCTCAACGAGCCGGGATATTGCCGTAGGTCTGGTCAAGCTGGTAGTTCTGAAGCCGAACCGCTTTTCCAGCTTGCCTGTATAGGTGTCCGGGGCTTCTCTGGCGTACTGGTTCGGATATCCCAGCCGTTGCAGTTCCATGATGGGATAGCTGTCAAAGTTGGCTTCAATGCCGATCAATGCCCACTTGTAATACAAGCCCAGGCAATACATCTGCCTTGTGTACTGGTCTGAATCAAACTGATGCTTCAGGCGTGCTACCTGATTGCCCGTCCTGGCATCCAGCACATGACCTGTAAAGAAGTCAGAGCCTTCACCTGCGGTATCACCGCCTATGCAATACTCAGTGAATGCAGGTGTGTTGGGAAGCTGGTATATCTTGATATAGCCGCTTCTGTCATTGACCCAGCGGACATTGCTGATTCTCAAGCCGTCATAGTCATACCGGAAGTAACCGACCTTCAGAGGCTTCGGCAGCCTGCTCAGTCGATCCAGAATGACGGCAGTATCAAAGACATTCTTACCGGACAGCAAGAACGCCTCCTGCGGTGTGCATGGGTATTCCTGCTTTATCAGGTCTTTGTCCAGATACTTTTCGTATTTGTTCCAGTACCAGTAAAGCTGTTCCGCATCCAAGCCCTTGCTGTCAAAAAGCCAGCGCAGGCGATCCCATACCCAGCCCTTTTTTGTGGCTATGTTGTGCAGGAAATCTTGCATAACCTCTTCATTCCTGAAGCTGATGCGGTACTCTTTTGTCTTCCACCATTCGTAGAAGCAGTTTATATGTACGCCACTGTCCCACATCTTCTGATAGTCGTTGTAGCCATTGGCGGTACTCTCGTATATCTTTATGCAGTTCTTTGTGAACGCTTCGCCTAGTGCGCCCTGTATCGGTGCAATGCCATCTTTCCAGAAAGCACACTCAGAGCCATGGAAGAAGTTGACCGTCCGGGAACGGCCTACATCCTTTGTGGCTGTATCAACTGCCCAGCTTGAGTTGATTTTCTCAAACAATAGCTGCTTGCGGTTGTTGAACTTCTCTGTTGGCTTCAGGCAGTCTGGCAACTGCGAATAAGGGAACTTGGCCTTGTTCTGGAATATGGCCTCTGAATTGTCACTCTTGTCTGCCAGCGTGAAGCCCTGGAAGTTCCGGTGCGTGATGCTGTATGCAAGCTGAAGTGCCGTTACAACCGTTGTGAAGCCTTGCTGTCTGCCCTTCAGGATCAGCAAAGAGATGTCCGTTATGATACCTGCATTAAAGTCTTCTATGGCCTGATTCAGCGTATCAATGAACTCCTGCTGCACATCGTTGAAGAAGAACGGCATTGTCTTCTGGTTCTTATCTACAACAATAAAGCACAACTCCACCAGCTTTTCCGGGTGTTCTATGACCTCTTGCAGCAAAGCCTTGTTGCTGATTAACTCATTGCCTATGGCCTGCCGCAGCTTCTTGTCATAGTCAATACTGTGAAGTTCGTTCCACTTCTCTCTGCGCTTCTGAATCAGATAATCAGCCGTGTACATCAAATCATATCCTCTAGCTTCACGCCTATATCCCCGGTTATCTTCGTCACATACTCGCCCTCCATCCGGTTAAGCTGATCGGAAGCCTTCAGTCTTGCGTTGATATCTACATCCGGGTCATTGATAACCTCTGTGAGCCATTCCTTGCGCTTCTGAGCGGACATAATCTTAGGGGTATCTACTTCATCCCTTAATTCTTTTATCCTTGCCCTTATCTTGTCCTGGTCTTTCATAAGGCTTGCTTTCTCATTGATCGTCTTATCAGACATTCTCTTTGTATCATAGGCAGAGCGGTACGCATCCGAATAATTCATACCTTCCAATGCGATAGCCTTTGCGAATTGTTCCTGCTTATCTGTCAGCATACTCTCACACCCTTTCGATAGAATGAAGCACCATAGGCGGCTCCAATTGAACCGCCAGGAATGAGGGCCTTATTTGACGAATCCCAGTTGATAAAGCTGCGACTCGCTGGTGCTTGTTATGAACGTAAAAAAGCACCCAACCGAAGTCAGGTGCTTTACTTTATTTCTCAGTATAAATAGTACCGCATCAAATAGTCACAATCAACGGTAGAAAGTCACAAAATATAAGATTTAGTCACACACAGTCACAAATCTTTTCGTCACTGATTTGCCAGGATGCCTTCAATGCTCTTCAGTGCCCTACCATGCACTGTAGTAGCCCATGTGTAATCAGATCCGAAGTTGTCTGCTATCACCTTCAGTTCCTTGCACTGTATGTATCTCTGGTGGAGCAGCTTATATTCTGTCGGGTTGTCGAGCCGATCCAGAATCCCGGTGACTTCTTTCTGTTTGGTGGCGAGTGTCTTAACCTGAGATAAAATCTCGCCCTCCATGTCCACGCAAACCTCTCTCGCCTGGGCCATCTTATCCTTTGCCCCGGAGGACTGCACCCGTTCTCCCCCAACTTGTCCGGTAATGCTCAATGATAGATCATGCCAGAATTGTCTTTCCTCCAGCTTGCATTCCAGCTTAATCTTGTCCAGTTCATAGCCTTCCAAAAATACCTGTGCTTCACTTTTCTGTCTCACGTCCTCACCTCCCAAACTTTCATCTTTGCTAGGAAAGATTATAACTATACTTAGAATTTTCCTGTACTGCCGAAGCCATTGTTTCCTCGGCATGTTTCTTCCATCTCGTCAACCAGTTCCAGCGGAGGAAGGCAAACAGGAGTAATGACCAACTGAGCAATCTTGGAACCCGGTTCTACTGTGTAGGAGAACTCGCCATAGTTGAACAGGGTAACATGAATAGAGCCATTGTAATCGCAGTCTACAGTTCCATCGGTCAGAATCTTACTGTTGACCATGAGGCCGGACTTAGATTTAACCAGACCAGCAAAGTGCTGTGGGATCTGAACATGAACACCTGTGTCAATCGTCACGCTGCCTCCATAGGGAGGAACAGTAAACGTGTCATTATTCTTGGCATACAGGTCAAGTCCTGCATCAAAGGCATGCGCTCTGGTGGGCATCTTTGCGCCAGGGTCAAGCATAACTTTCATTGGATCGTCTTTCCTTTCGTAAAGTAATTCCTTAATTTCAACGCCTAAAGCATCTGCAAGGATGCTGAGAGTGTTAGGTCTACATCTGCCAATCTTCAGAAGCCAGGTAATCTGTTTCTTTGCCATACCGCACTCCCATGCCATATCTTCATGTGTCCAGCCTTTTTCGGCAATTAACCGTCTGACCTTCTGGGTATCGAACTCTTGACCATAACCGCCTTTCATTTCTTCTTCCCCTTCTTCCCAAACGGTTTACTCCGCTTTGGCAGTTTGGAATTGGGTGTATAAGGCTTGAACATCCCTATCATCTTAGGTTTTCCCATGGTTACTTTCCTTTCCTGTCAAAATCCAGATGACATCATAGCCCTGTTCGTGCATTTCTGCCAGAACTCTTGCGCTGGGATTCCCTTTTCCATTTGCCCAGTTTCTTAGCTGCGAATCCCAGACACCAAGCAAATCACACTCTACACCGAATGTAGTTCCCCTTTTCCACGCTCGTTCCTTGACTAACTTGGCTGCTCTTTGTCCAATCGTCATTTTCTTTCTCCTGTCAGAATGTAGTGGACATCGTACCCATCCAGTGCCATCCTCCGAAGAATGGGAGCGGATGGAGTATGTTTTCCTGTGTTCCACTGATGCAAGGACTGCCGGAATATCCCCAGCTTGTCCAGGACTACGTTGTAGTCGTTCTTCTCTCCGATTCGCTTAAGGATTTCTTCAGCACACCGCTTGCCGATTTTATCCATTCTCATTTCTCCTTCGGTGGTTCAGGAAGTGGCATCCAGTGGGTGACATGAGTCCATGTGTCATATTTAGGATTCCAAAACTGATATGCAAGCACAGTCGGTTTTAAGATGTTTCCGCAGTGCCTTGGATCGTAACTCATACACATTCCTTTCTTCCGAAGGACTCCTGCAATTCTCTCCGAAGCTGTTCCTGTTCCTCTTGGAACTCAATGTCCGGCCCGTCCGGTTCTGCCAGCATCTTTTTGATTGATTGAATTGCATATTCGTCCAAATAATCATCGTTGGTGTGCTGCATCCACCCAGGAACTTTCTCCTTGTAGCCGCCTCTTTTCCCCTTGTCGGCATAGTTGCCTTCCAGAACCTTTGCCATGTTCTTATCAGCAATAAGCCAGTCGAAATTGGCCTGCCAGTTCCGGTCATTCTTGCCTTTCAGGAAGGAAGAGTTTTCCGCATTTTCAAAGACAGTTCTAAAATCGTCCATAGAGTATGTCTTCAGCCTTGCCTTGATAGCCTTCTTCCTGGCCTCAGATAAAGACCTTACCTTTGGATAAGAAACACAGATTTCATGGAAGAGGGCCACCACTGACTGAAAGTCGGTGCATTCTCTCTTCTCTTTATCTAAATCTAATTCTTTTTCTTTATCTCCTTCTAGGAGGGCGATGTCGGACGATTTGTCTGCCGACTTGTCGGACGATTTGTCGGACGATTGTGCAATCAACTCTCTCTGCTTGGCTCGTTTTTCCTGCTGGTACAGCCGATCTCGCTCCTTGCGCTTCTCATAGGCATCCAAAGACTGGTGCTTGTGCCAATTAGGAATCGTGATAACTCCCTCAACAACCTCTACCATCTCAAAATCTTTGAATGTATTGATTGCCATGCGAACAGTGTTTAACGGCATACGGAATATCGTTGCAAGCATCTCTTCCGTATAGGCAATTCTATGGTTCATCATGAATACACCATTGTTGTTCTGCTTTCCAGCAAGGCAGAGAAGTTTGAGCCAGCACACAATAATTGCGTACTTATCCGGCAGACTTTCGATTAGGAGAATCTTCTCATCATCGAAAATGTCTGTCACAATCTTGATCCACTTGACATCAGCCATCCGCAGCCACCACCAAACTGTATCTGCTGATATAGCAATCTTCATCGAATCTGTTCTTGACAGCTACCACTTCACTCCTGATGGGATAGCCCTTCTTCTTCAGATCCGATATTCTGGATGCCAAACGCATTACACTTAAGTCCTGCAACGCTTCATACTGGGTAATGGAGCCGAACTTTTCCATATAGTCAAGAACTCGCTCTGCCTGTGTTGCTTTGCTCATGGCATCATACCTCCTTGATCCTGATGCCGTGAATGTACAGCATCAGCTTTCTTTTGATGATATAGTCCTTAGTCTTGAAGCCCTTGGTGTCCTCTACAACGGTGTTTCCGTCCTGGGTGTAAACGAAGTCAGCCACATAAGAAACCTCTCGTTCCAGCAGCTTTCCTCGTTTTACACCGCCTCTTACACCTATTTTGTCAGGCTCATATTGGCACGGAATCAGCAGGTAGGTCATTTGCCTGCGAAGGTCTGAGATTTTCCCATGCCGCTCCATTAGCTTCAGTTCACACCACCTGTTGAACTCCTTTTAAGAATCAAAGGTTGTGCCATCCATAAGGACAACCTTCCTGCTTCCGTACTTATTTCTTGCCACAGTCACACCGCCTATCCGTTGCTTCTCTGATTTCATCCAGCAAATCTACAATGCGGTATGACTGAGCAAGTATTGCCAGCAGTGTTGCCGCAATTATAAATTCCATCGGGTTCATCCTCTCCGTGGGGGAGCGTTATGCTCCCCCTGATATGTTGGCAACGAGTTTACGAGGTTGCCAACATTAGCCATCGCCATCGCCATCGCCATCGCCATAGCCAGAGCCAGAGCCATGGCCATCGCCATCGCCATCGCCATAGCCAGAGCCAGAGCCATAGCCATCGCCATCGCCATAGCCAGAGCCAGAGCCAGAGCCAGAGCCAGAGCCATCGCCATCGCCATAGCCAGAGCCAGAGCCAGAGCCTTTGTTCTTCTTGACTTCTTCCTCTGTCACATACTTTACTTCTTCCATTCTGCCACCCCACAGATAGAGTTCATGGCCTTCTCGGTACACTCGATGATCTCAATAGCCTGCAAGACCTCAACCTTGTCAACCTCGACAGCAAACTTGCAGTTCTTGGGAGCGGCAGTGCCATCCTTGGCAAGCTGAGAAAGGCTGCAAGCACCATCCCAGTACCAAATTCTCCGGGCTTTGCGGATAACAACCTCCTGACCCTTCCGGCTTTCGACATAGCCAGCGAACACACCAGCGGAATAGGTACGCACGATGCAATACTTCATGCCGTCTTTCATCGGAGCGGCAGCAGGAGCAACAGGGATGCTGGACTTCTTGACATAGACCTCGCCATTGATGGTAATTTCATTTGCATTCATAACTCATTTCTCCTTGTAAATCATAAATATATCCATACAGACATCTGCTGTTAATGGTTAAAACGGAAACTGGGAATCGTCATCGTCCAGCATTGCAAAATCGCTGGAAGAATAGTTGGAAGCGGAAGCGAAGCCGTCATAAGCCTCACCATAGCCGCTGGATTCCTTCTTCTTCAGGGGCTTGTCCTTTGGCAAGGTGTAGTCACCGCTACGGACAGTATCAACGGAGATCGCCCGGAAGGGGCGAACTGTCCAGCCAGTCTTGCCTTCATATTCCCATTCCTCATTGCGGAACAGAATGCCGACCATGCGACCAGCAAGGCTCTGTTCGTTCCAGTTCCACTTGTAGCCGGGGTTGGACTTCTCAAATGCCGTAACCATGCCCTTGAGAGTACGCTTAGTCAACTCGTCAAGATCGGAGCCGTCATCCTTGGGAAGCCACAGGCGAAGAACACCCTTCCACTTCTTGTTCTCACGGTTGTCTGCTGCAAAGGCTCTCTTGTAGAAGCCTGCCTGCGCACCTTCTGCAATATCAAAGGCGATGCAAAGCTGTTCGCCCTGGACTTCTGCTCTCTTGACCTTACACACATAGGCATCCAGAGGGAGTTTTGCGCTCTCGGTGAACTCCTGTACCTCGTTCCAATTGCTAGGTTGCTTAATCATAATTAAATCTCCTTTTCATTTTCGTTATTAGAAGACAAGCCGTAGTATTCACGGATCGTCTGGTCTACAAATTTCAAATCATTGTCGATGGAATGCTCAAACATTTCCATCGGACTTTTGGCGGTGGTCATTCCATCGCTCTGAGTGATAAAGTTGTGGTTTCTGCCATCCGTTACACAGTGAAGGACGATAGCAAACAGACCTTCAAGAGTAAGCTGGCTGTCCAGCATCTTACCCAGGGTCTTAGCCTTGATCTTGCCGGAATTGCTGTCCGCTTCCGTGTGATGCAGGAAATAGACAATTACATCAGGCGGAGTCTGCCGGATCACGAACTGAACAAGGTTATAGAAGTGCAGTGCCATGTCCGTGAACTTGCCGTAGCCCGTGTCCTTTGCCTTGGAGAAGGACTCAAAGCACATAAGGAACTGGCTGTCATCAATAACGAAGGTCTTTACCTTGCTTGCCTTGATGCACTCTTGGATGGTCTTGTAGTTGGATGTTGCCTTGGTCGGCAACTTCTTTCGGAAGGGCATAGGCTTCGCAGCTACATTGAACACACCAACCTCGTTAGGTTCAAAGTTGCGCAAACTTGCGCTCTTTCCGCTGCCGCTCTCACCCATTATCAGGACGGGGATTCCCATTATGTTTCCTCCTTAAATTTCAGGGGGCAATTAAAGCCAATCGTGTGTTTGGGGGCGAGAAGAATCTCGCCAGTTTTTCCGCATATATCTCTCAGGTTGGGATCTCTTGTCATTAACGGACACCAGATACAGCAAAGATCGTCTTCAGGGAACCCAATCTCAACCGTAGCCTTGGTGTAATAAGAAACCCCGTTCAGAAATTGCTTCATTCGCATTCAACCTTCTTGTCGATGCCAAACATGGCACAAAGATCAGTCAGTTCAGAATGAGTAATGCCGTTGTATCCTGTCAGCTTCCGCAGCAGATATGCCTTCAGCAACACTGCATCCCTGGCTTCCTCAATCAGGTTTTTGAACTCATTGTGTTCATACATGGGATTTCCTCCTTATTTTTCATTTTCAGCATCCTGCATGGTCTGTTTCCATGCCCGGTATGCCCGGATAAACTTGAGAATCATGCGTTATAATCCTCCGTTCTTCTGCCGTACTTGCGAATCATGCACTTTTCGCACAGGATTTCTCCATCAATGTCAAAGTACAGATCATCCTGAATGCGTTCACCGCACCTCTCACCCTCGCACACCGGAAGCCGTTCAAGCTGCTGTTGCTGTTCCCGGTCATAGCGGTCAAAGTCTGCCGCAGGATCATCGGAGAAGTACATTACCGAACCCTCCCGAAAGCGTTCTTTCCAACACCGAAGCCAGCCAGGGCCATGCAAACCCACATACACGGGATTGCAATAGAATCATCCATCAGCCCAGCCAACTGCCAGTAGAAAATCAGAAAGTTCAGACTTCCGAACCCAACAGCCCACACAACGCAGGCTTTCAGTCTGTCCATCCAATCAGGAGCAGGCTTGGCAGGATTCCACTTTGCAGGCTCGTCCTTGGGCTTCTGTGCCGCCTTCTTGGGCTGGGTGGTGTTAGCGGAAGGTTGATTCTTTCTAGCCGTACAGGACTCCGCTACGGTCATGTCTTGGAATCTGTCACCAAAGATGGCCTGCAAGCCTTCATCCTTGGTGTCCAGGTTATTGATATCTTCAGGCATTTGCTGTTACCTCCGTTTTTTCTATTGATCCCCACTGTTCAGCCATTGCCTTGGCAATACCGGGGAAGGTTTTGCTCCTATTCTTTGGGTCTCTTTCCCTTCGCCCTTGCACCCTTCGGTAATTACCATGTGCATCCTTGCAACCGCCATTCACCCAAGGTGTAACACCTTCTGTAATGGTTTCTGTAGGCTTGAGCTGCGGAAGTCCTTTGAGCCAAAGGCAAGTCTTTTTGGAATACTTATGACCGAATTGATAGGGCTGGATAATCTGGCTGTATTTCGGCAACATCCATAGTGCCATTGGTACCGGGTTCTCGATGGCGATCCGATCTATGTCTGCGTTCATAAAAGCCATAAAGAAATCTCTTGAAACAATGCCCCTTTTCAACCGTTCCACATTTACCATTTGGAACGTACCATAGCCGGGATACAGCTTTGATTCTTTCCGCAATAAACGCACCGTGCTTCCGTTGGTCAGATATGTACAAGGTGGATGTGCAATTAGCAAATCCCACTTCCCGACATCATGCATTTGTCCGTCCATAGTGGTTATCTGCCCCCCCTCGATGGATTTCAGTGCATCACCCAGAATGTGCCACTCAGGATGTCCACCGGAACATTCCTGAATATCACAGGAATAGGCTTCGTGTCCCAGTTCCCGGAACGCCTTGCAGACCGCCTGGGATTCTTCGCAGGCAACCAAAACTTTCATTCTCTGATCTCCTTATGTATTACTTTCTTCACGGAATCGAAGTGCCGATGCTGTAGCACCATCTTTTCCGGGCTATCTTCTACCACTAACCAGTCAGCCGGGTTAAGTCTCTTCTTCTGAAGGAAAATCTTCTGCCGTCTGGTGGGATTTTTTGCTTGTCTCATGCGATCTCCTTTCCGTACTGCTGGAGGCTGGAGAGGATCTTTTCCTCACGTTTCTTCCGTTCCTCGTCCGTAAGGTCAGGCCGGGAAACGCAGATAATCACATTGCCTCTTATGTACTCAGTCATCCGAATCATCCCTCCTGAAGTGCATCCCAGATGGTCATGTACTCGTCAAAGGACTCTGCGAAAATGTTTGCTGCATCATTACGGATGGTTTTCGCATCCTTGATGCCTTCCAGCTTTGCTACCAGATCCTTGGCCTGCTGGATTTTTTCCTCGATGCTCACATTGTGTCCTCCTTCACAAAAATACGGTTAAACCGTATTTGATGGTAAAAAAATAATCAGATCGTATGGGATTCCGGTTGCCTCACCAATTGCCTTTGCCTGGGAAACAGTGGGTTCAGATCTCCCCTTTTCCCAATTGATTACAGTGCTTTCAGACACCCCTACCATAGATGCAAGCCTTTTCTGGGTCAGATTTGCGATTTTTCTTGCCACTGGTAGGGTAACTTTTTCAATAGCCATAAGCCACCTCCAGAAAGATTTTTGTGTTACGGTTTAACCGTAACGTTATATTACAATAGCTTCTCTTGTTTGTCAAGGGGTTAAACCGTAATTTTTTAAGTTTTTCCTTGACTTCGTTACGGTTCAACCATATAATAGAAACAGGAGGTGAATACCGTGAATGATAACCGCAATAAAGAAATCATGGCCAGGAACATCAAACGTTATATGGATGCAAAAGGCGTTACCAATCAGCAGTTATGTGATGCTCTTAATTTTAAATACACCACCTTTATGGATTGGATAAAAGGTGTCACATATCCCAGAATTGGAAAAGTTGAAGCAATGGCGAACTATTTCGGTTGTGAAAAATCCGATCTAATAGAAGAAAAAGTAACCGAAGAAAAAGAAAAGGACAATGACATCCTTGCGAATATCATTGTCTGAATGAGAACTGACGAAAAGTTTTCTTCCGTAGTGGAATCTATCTATAATATGGAGCCATCCAAACTGGATGCAGTAGGCCAAATGTTAGAGACATTAAAGGCTTTTGGCAAGTAACTTCAAGATAAGATCGAGCAAGGGCAGATCGTTGCACTCCTGCATCAGCTTATTGATTTTTTCTATGTACTGTCCTTTCGTCATGGTCATTGCCATCCTTTCTCCTGGGTGGTAGGAACTTTTGTTCGTTTACTTTGTTATATTACTATAGTAATTAACTTGTCTGCAATCGATTTTTGTCGAATTACTTATCTATTTGTGAACTTTTGTTCACATTCTATCATTCCACCTGTCCAATAAAACGGACGGAAAATTTTAGAATTGGTATGAGGATGCCAGCCGCCAAACTTTCATCCCCACACCGGAGGTTGGTAGGCTTTCGCTTTACCTGGCTAAAGTCTATCATTTCGTTAATAAAAAATACAGCCCAAAGTAATAGGATTTTACAGCAAAGTTAAAGGGAGCAAACCCCATCTTAATTAGGGAAACACCCTATCCAATTACGGTAATACCCTACCAGCTTTACGAAATGAGGATAACGAATGAAACAGAGGCAAGACCCGTCTACAAAACCGTACTTCAGATGCCTGTCCTGTCCCAGATTCAGAAAACTTTGTGGAGGAAGACCCACAAGAGATATGGATTTGCAAAACTGGTGCGAGTATATGCGTGATGTAAAAGACATCGCACGTTTGACCAACGCTTTTATTGCAAAAGAAGCGGAGGTTTCTGTCAAGACAATCGAAAAAATCATGGCACTCAATATCGAGCAAGATATTTTGAGAGCCACCGCAAGAAGAATTGAACTGGTAGTCATCGGCCCTGTAAGGGACCATCTATGCGACCTTGATTATGACAAAAACACAACAACAGAGACAATCAACAAACTTCAGGCAGAGGTTGAATACTGGAAGAAGGAAAATGACCGCAAAGCGAAAATAATCGATAAATACCTTGATTGAAAAAGGAGAAAGGGATTATGGACAAGCGTGAACTGGAGAGGTTCATTTGGCAGGAAGAAAAGCGTATAGAGAAAGCCAGGAGCCAGAGATCCTTAAAACTTATAGCATTTTTATCTATCTGTTATTTCGTCGTGTTATGTTGGATCAACGAGCCTCATGGTCTTGAACTACTTGCTACCATAGTGTTATCTCCGATATGTGGTGTTTGTCATTTACTTATTAACTCAACTATTTTTTATCCTGTGTTTAGCAAAAACACAGCAGAGGACAATTACATTAAAGAACTCAAAAAGAAGCTGAACCAGTAATCGTCCCCCATTAAAGGAGGTGGTGCTTCAGATCCTGCCGGAACACATACAACGAAAGGGGATACAGAATTGAAAAAGATACCATTCAATGTGCTTTCCACGGAGGCATACATCATTTATTTGAGAAAGTCAAGAGCGGACAACCCGGAAGAATCCGTGGAAGAAGTTCTTTCAAAGCATGAGACAATGCTTCAAGAACTTGCGGAAAGAGAACTGGGTGGACGAATCCCGGAAAGATGCATCTTCCGTGAAGTAGTTTCCGGTGAAACGATTGCCGAAAGGCCGGAAGTAAACAAAGTCCTGGAACTGATCGAGAATCCTGCTGTCAAAATGGTTCTTGTTGTCGAGCCTGCCCGTTTGAGCCGTGGCGATTTGGAGGACTGCGGCAAGATCGTCAATGCCTTCCGCTACTCCAATACAAAGGTTATGACCTTACAAATGACCTACGACCTACAGAACAAGATGCACCGCAAGTTCTTTGAACAGGAACTCATGCGAGGAAATGACTTTCTGGAATACTCGAAGGAAATACTTCTCAGAGGCCGTATATTGAGCGTACAGAAAGGAAACTACATTGGTAATATTGCACCCTTCGGATATGACAAAACCATCATAGACGATGGCCCAAGTCTCAAGCCGAACGATGATGCAGATGCCGTCCGGCTGGTATTCGATATGTACGTTAACCAAGGCAAATCCTATCTGGAAATTGCCCGTCATTTGGATTCAATTGGAGTCAAACCCACAAGGGGTGTTATCTGGGAAAAGACATCCATTCGCAAAATGCTTACCAATGTCCATTACGTTGGGAAAGTGAAATTCGGAGAACACAGAACAGAGAAAGTCTACCAGGACGGAAAGCTGGTCAAGCAAAGGAATATGCCTGCTGATCCAGACGAAGTTATCATTGCAGACGGCAAACACCTTCCGTTAGTCACTCAGGAGATATTCGACAAGGCCCAAGAAATACTAAACAATAACCCCAGGGCAAAATGGGATGCACCACTGAAGAACGTTCTGGCAGGCCTGATGTTCTGCTCCAAGTGTGGAAAAGCAATCGCACAGCACCCATACAAGACCGCCAAGGACAGATATAATTGTGCCAACCGAAACGGCTGCGGAAGTAAATCTGCCCCAGTTGATGAAGTTATCGAGGCTGTTATATTCGCTCTGGAAAACGAGGAACTTCCCAAGCTGGAAGTCAAGCTAAAGAACGATGACGGAAATTCCTATATGATCCAGCAAAAGCAGATTAAAAAAATGAAAGAAGACCTGGAAGAACTAATGAGTCAGGAGGAAAAGCAGTACATTTTCCTCGAAAAAGGAACCTATACCGAAGAAGTCTTCCTAAGAAGAAACAAAGCCCTTCATGCCGAAATGGAGGAACTGAAAACTAGAATCTTCGAGGCAAGCAAAGTCCTTCCAAAAGAGGTTGACTACGGTGAAAAAATCGTGACACTAAAAAAAGCCATTGCCAGTCTCAGAGATGACACAGCAACAGCAGAAGCAAAAAACAAGCTATTAAAGACAATTATCAAAAGAATAGACTATGAATATCTCTCTTGGGAAGGCAAGGGGAAAGTGCGCTACAAGCTGCATATACAGTTGCTTGTATAATATGTACATCATAGGTATATAGGTTCACACACATCTCTATGATACACATATAGCACCTCCCTTGGTAACACTGGGATTATAGCATATCCAAAGAAAATATCAAGCAACAAAAAAGAGGGGGAAACCGTGACAAATCGTCACAGCTTCCCCCTTTTCGTTACTCTACATCCATATGAACAAAGTTGCTGTCGATAGCATAAGCGTATCTGATCTCAGGTAGTTTCTGCACATAGTTCAAAACCGAAGATGCAGAAAAACCGTCAACGCAGAAGTCCATTGCCTTACCCTTCAGATGCCGACTGTTGGACACACCGCCAACCCTGGCATTATGACTGGCACACCGCCTGCCGCTGGAGACTCTAACAGGTCTGCCAAAGTACGCTCTTACCTTATCAGCGGTCTTGACCAGCTTTTCTTCCATGCCGTCAGCCCCACAGCCACACTTGCAGGCAAATTCTTCTTTCTGGAAATACTTAATGCCATCCCAAAAATCTCCGCTCTGAGGTTCTTCCTCGCCCCTTGCAGGCATACCATAGCAGACAGCGTGTTTCAATGCTTTCTGTGTAGCTTCACCCGGAACACCGTCAACGGTTAGTCCGAAATCACGCTGGAACGCTTTGCAGGCTTCCCGGCTTCCGCTGCCCCACTTTCCATCGACTTCCCCTACATAGTATCCGAGAAAATATAATAGGCACTGTTTCTGTTTGATTGTCATTTTACATCATCCTTATCAGCAGTTTCTTCTGACTTATTGAATGCGTTATTAAACTCTGCTACAGCGGCTTCGATCAGAACACGCAGTTCCAGTTCTGTGATGGTGATGCCCTTCTCTGCCAGCATTGCAGATGCGGCAATTAAAGCCTCGTTGAGCTTATCATCTCCATGCAAATCCTTGTATACCTGTTCGACATACTTGACCGCAGTCTTTGCAACAGACAGCTTAGTCTTGTCATCCAGGTACTTCTTCACCAGATTTTTGACTACAATGCCGATGTAGCCGAAGAAGGCGGTAATAAAGGTATAGAGAATCTGCATACCATACATATTGACGAACTCTTCAAACATAATGTTTCATCCTTTCATTCGTGCGCTTTTCTGTTGAGATATTCTTCGTATTGGTTTATAGCCTCTGTCACAGGGCCATTGCACCCTTGTTCTTTCAGGCCCTTCAGACAAGCCAGTACACCATAAACAAGTAAAGCCTGTTCTTCCTTGATACTGGTAATATCCTTGTCGATACTTTCCATATCCTTGTCATGGTGCTTCTGAAGTTCCTTGATGTCCTTGTCCTGCTTGGTCTGTTTGTCCACCCATCGGACTACTTTGGAGAAGTATGTAGCAAGTGCAACCACAGCACCGACAACTGCCGCTGCTGTGATAATGCTCTGCCACGTTAATGTGATCTGCATTGGTAACACCTCTTTCTCTTAAGCCGTTCTGCGCCATGCAGAGATTTGAATGTACGGAGGCATATTGTTGTGCGCTTCGCCACCGCCTGCGTTTACAGTGTCAAATCCCATCGCAGTACCACCAGAGGCCAGCCAAGCGTGTGTTCTCGCTGTTCCTGCATTTGTGTACGTTCCTCCGTGGTTATGGGAGGGGATCTGCTTTGTGGTCAGCGTGACAGTACGTTCACCGCCAGTCAGACCGATTTCTCCATTGGCATCCGTAAACCAAGGGAATGCACCGTAGATTCTTTCCCAAGTTCCACCGAACAGGGTTGCAGGAGAAACATGGTTGAACGCAAGGTAAATACTGCCGACAGGGTATGCAAGAAGGGCATCCGACTGCCATGCACCCCAGGTAGTTGCCGAAGTAGCAACTCTCTTCCAGCAGGTCTTCCCCTCATACGCTGTCTGCCGAGGCAGACCACCGGAAGAGTCCTTCCAGGGAATGATTGTTTCTATCGGGCCAAATGCAGCAGATGGAGCCGTGAATCCGATAGCTGTAAGTTTCTTAAACTCCCAGACAGTACCTCTCCCATGATTCTTCATGTACCACTCAGGTGTTTCGTTGGTATCTCTTGTATCGAACATACCGTGGGCACCATAGAAAGCATTGCCATTCATGTAGATATCACCGCCAACATCAATAGCGTTGGGGCGTTCTGCAGCTTTCAGAAGTCCGATGCTGGAACCATCAGCACCGAAGTTCATTAGCATAAATGCCGTTGATGCGCTTGTCCCTCTGGATACCGAGTTGTGACGATCAGTAGCCGTTACTTCCACCGTGTAGGAACTACCACCGTCAGCAGCAAAAATGTATTCATAATCAGAGACTGAGTATACATTGGTCAGGTCAATCAGAGAAACTTGGTTCCATGTAGAATCTGTTGTTTGTTTGTACAGCACATAGTACAGGGCATTGTTCTTACTGTTCAGGGAAGTAATCTTCGCTGAGAAGGTAACCTTGACATACTCACCACGAACATTCTCCGTTCCGTCTTCATCACATCGATGCACCGCAAGTGCGGAGATTGTCGGGGCAGAGTAGTCCAGCACAGGGAAGGAAGCGGAGGTGATATCACTTGTTCGACCACGCTTGTCTTTGACAGTAGCTGTGATCGTAGTTGTACCAGCCTTGCTGATAACACCTGTGGTTATTTCCTCTGCGGTATACCGCACACCGTTCGCATTGACATTGTACGATGCTACCGGAGAACTGTATGCGGCATAGAAATTCGTCTTGACATACAGCTTGGAAAGTCCCCTGACCAGATTGCCATATGTGTCCTGAATGTTCGTAGCATCCAGAACTTGAATTGTACATCTAGGTTTCACACTGGCAGGAACCTTCGCAGTAAATCCGCACCACTTTGTTCCGATCTTGGTTGAGCCGTTATAGGTGTCAACATAGATCGTGCCAGAGCCAGAGGCTGCAGTTGGAATCAGATCCATTAGAGAAAGGGGAATCACCCACTTAACACCTGTTTCCACATTCTCGGCAATTGTGCCGGACTCGGAGCCGAACTGATAGCGGACAGTGTGTGTGAAGGCTGCCGAATTGCGGTTCATGTGGATGCTGATTTCGTCTCCAAATTCACCGACATTCTGTGTGTGTTCAGGCCAGGTAATACAGGAAGGCTGAGAAGCCCTGGCAATGGTGTCCAGAGTGAACGTAGCGGAACCGGAGCAGTTGACAGCTACCGTGTAAATGCCAGCCTGGGCAGATGCGGTGAACTTCTTCGTGCCGTCAGCATTGTGCTTAAAGGTATAATTGCCGCTTGCAACGACTGTGCCATTGTCAAGTTCGATTCTCGTTGAGGAAGAGAAAACCGTTTCCCCATCAATAACGACCTTGAAATTGCCTGACTTATACCAAACGTTGCCGCCACCAGCACCCTTCAAAGTCCACGTTATAGTTGTGGTGTTGTTGGCAACATTCTGGCCTGTCTCTTTCCATGAGAACTGAAGATACCGCCCTTGATAGGCAGTAGTATTAAAAGAACCACTAGAAGCCATATCAACCACCTACCTTCAGGAAGTCCAGAGAACCATTTGACCGGGGAACAAAAGCGAAGTTACCGAACTGCGCTCTTTCGTTCAGATCGACATAGATATTGCCTGTTTTAAGACTGTCAGGGTCAAGCGTTGTTTTCCGTTGACCGTTTATCTCAAAGTAGACAATTCCATTATCCAGCACCAGTTTGACTTCATTTTCTCCGGCCTTAATCGTCAAGCCGTTTGCGGCAAAGTCAAAGTGCTTCTGCAAAATCTCAATAACGGTTTGCAGGTCACCGTTGATATCGGTGACCTGCTCAGTTGTTTGCGTGAAGTTCATGGAGATTTTTTCAGCCATGACGGACAGTTCGCTTTGAACTGTCCGTTCTAATTCCTCGTGGTCAGAGGTTTCGACATAGCTTTCAAGCGCAGCCATGATGATGCGCTCGGTATCTCTTGTGATGGATGTTAGCTGCACTTCCATATCGGATCGCAGTTCCGATTCCACCCGGTCAACGTTTTGCCGTGTGTCCTTGGAAATACCCATCAGTTCAGCGAAGGACTGTTCCCACTTCAGGTTGTACTTTCGCTCAATGTCGGCAGCGGTTCTTACACCTTGCCTATCTTGCTTTGCACTCATAATCCTTCACCTCTCATTCCCAATGTGCTATTCCGTCTTCCGTGACAGTGAAATCCAAGTCCTCCAAAATAGTAACCCGTTCCTCGTAGGTAAGGTCTTCACGGCTGTTCAGATAGTCAAGGATATCGCTGTTGTAAGCATACCGGTCTTCCTGACTGTTGTACATAGACCGATACAGAATGATTTTCTGTCCATAATCCAGATCATCCAGATTATTGATATAGTCCAGAACTCTTTCTTTTTTCAGTCCGTCAACAGTCTCACCATTTTCATCCTTGGCATCAAACTGGCTAAGATCGCTCTTGTACTTGTAGAACGTAAGGTAGTCATCAGCTACGGCCTTACTCATGGTGTACTTCTCAGGATATTTGAACGCATAGTTATATGCCTTCTTCGTTTCTTCGTCTGCATTCTTGTACGTTTCGTAGGTAATGCCGATTTCACCGAAGAACGCATACTTCTCTTCGTTCTTGCTTGCATAGTCGTACTCTGCCAAGCTGCTGTAATCGTCAAATTCGGACATATCAATAGGCTCTTTCCGGTCAGTGATATTGTTGGCAAGGATGTTCTTCTGTTCACGGGACAGATTCAGGCTGTTGATATACCGCAGTTTCAGTTCAACGGAATCAAGTTCCTTCAGATCCTTCCGGTACTGGTGGTACTCTTGGAAGGTCATGCCGACATCGACAAATTCCTGTGTCTGCTTTTCATTCAGCGGAGCCAAGTCATCGTCAAAGTAGTCTCTTGCATTCTTGCTTGCCCACTGTCCGAAGATAGCTGCCTGCGTTCTGTTTGCAAGAGTATCTTCCACCGGGAATCTCAGGTTGCCAGAATCCGTATAGGAGCCTGCAACAGGATGTTCGTCACTGAACATCTTCAAACCTGCAACAGTCTTTTTAACCTGTCCATAGCCACCCGGCATGAGGTAATACGGAGCAGCTTCGCCAAGAGTCTCCCATCTGGACTTATCGTTTCCGTACTGGTCTTCGCCCTTGTACAGTTCTGCGATAGGAAGCGCAGAGGAAATAGGGATTCTGCCGCCTGTGAAGGTACTGACATAAGGCATATCGCCCATCAACTCAAAGAAGCCCTGTTCGATATTGTCCAGAACTGTATCTTCGCTTTCCTCGTCATCATCCCAGCCGAAGGCTTTAACAATGGCAGATATGATATCGAATGCAGGATTATAGCCAGCCACAGACTCGAAAGCCTTGCCGAACAAATGCTGTGCAACTGCAAGCTGGACAAAAGTGGATGTCACCTTTGCTGCCGTCAGTGCATTTCGGGCCAGCCTGTTTTCGATATGCTCGTTGGAAACCTTGGCTTCCTGGATGGTATCGTAGAACTGGCTATCAAGCTGGTTTCTGACTTCCAACTGGAACTTTGTCACGATGCCAAGCATCTTGGAATTGTAAAGTTGGGGTTGCTGACCAAGCGATCTGTCACCCATCAGCCGAGAAACCCATTTGTCAGTCTCGATATGAGCCTGCTGAGAATCCATGCCCTTAGCTGTCAGTTCGTTGTACTTCGCTCTTGCGATCAGTTCCGTGGAAACATTGTCAACGGCACTCATAAGAACGTATCCGGGGTCAGACATTTTCTGCCAGAGTGTACGGTTGAATCTATCCGCTCCCTTTCTGCGAATCATAACAGGACTCTGATCTGTGAATCCGTCACCGTTGCCGTTGATAGACCGAACCTTGTTCGACACAAACTGTGCCATACCCTTGATGAATGCCGCCTTATTGGACTTCGCAAGTGCCTGGACAGGTGCAAGGAAGTTCGTAAGGGAAGAAGAAACGTTGTAGCCAACCATGTTAGCACCAACCTGTCTGTTCACAGTGTCAAGGAAGGTCATACCTCGTCTGCCGATAATGCCTTCCAAACCTCTGTCGATCAGTGCTGTCTTGCCTGCCAGCATATTGGCCTCTTCGTTCAGGAACTTTGCAAAAGTGGACAGATGGGAACCGTACACCTGCTCGATCCTCTGCTGCTGCTCTTCTTCGCTCAGGGCATCCAGACCTTCCAGACCATTTGCCTGACCGTAAGTGTCTGCAATGTAGTTGCGTAACGCTCTCAGGTTCTGGATATCGTCAATGTGGTAAATCTGGTTCTTTGCACTGGTCAGGTACTGTTCCAGACCGCCCAGCAGGTCAAAAGAAGTTCTCTTACCTGTTCTGTGCTGTGCGCTGGCGAAGTAAGGCTGTCCAGGCTTCAAGTCAGCGGTAACACCATTCAAGTCCGTAGGCAGGTCTTTTGCCCGGATGTCATTGGGGTTGAAAGGCAATCCCAATTTGGAGAAGGTGTCATTCATTGCCCGGAAGTGCAGGAAGTAGTTGTCCAGTCTCGGAATTTCAGGGTAAGCGTTTCTCGACCGGGATTCATTGATGGCCTTTAAGGTATCATCATAAATCTTTCGGATTCGGGGATCTCTTGCCAGACCCTTGATCTGCGCCTGCTTCAGCGCATCCGGGAAGTCTTTCGCAAGTTCCCTATCGCCATACTTGATGATTTCGTTCTGTGCATTCACATAGAAACCTTCAGCGTACATCTGTGCCGCTGCGCTTTCCTTGCTTCCCGGCTTGATACGGTACTGCTTGGAAATCTGGGAAAGAAGACCGTTCTTTCTATCAGTGAAGGAATTAAGCCACTTGATACCCTGAGTCTCATTCTGTGCAACCTTGTTGATGGTCAGATCAGCCAGGATACCGCCCTCTTTGTAACCCAGTTCCTTTTCCATGACTCTCTGCGGTGTATTGTCTACAGTCGCAAAGGTGGACAGGTTCTTCGCCTTCTTCAGAACCTCGTCAAGGTCAAATCCTCTCTCAGCGAACTTAGCCTTGATATTGGAGATGATGTTGGCATGAAGTTCCTTCCGGGTCACGGTCTTAGGAACACTGTCACCCTCCGTCTCAGGGGTAGGTGCAATGTTAGTTTGAGAAACAGGTGCTTTAGTTTCAGCCGTAGTTTGAGGAAGAGGTGCAATATCATCAGCAGGAGCCTCATAGAGCAACTCACTCAGAGGATCGGGTGCGATGTCATTGCCTTCAGTAAGGGAGTGCCGGATGTCCTGGCTTTCAGTTGGGGTCTGATTTGTCACCAACTTTGCTTGGTTGGACTCAAAGACAACGAACTCTCTTTCACCCGTCATCTCGTCCAGATAGTCAATGACACCGTCATAGCCCTTGGCTCCCAGATTATCGTAGTTGGGTTTCAGTGCATCGAAGAAGTCCGCATGGTAGTAGTCACCCACCATGTTGTACAGCAGTTGGCTGATGGAAAGAGAAGTATTGTTATCCCTTCTCAGCCTTGCTCGTGCTTTCTCTGCTTCCAGTTCCTGATCGTAGACTTCAGCAGCTTCCGTCCGGTCACCGCCAGTCAACTCCACAATGTCCATGAAGGATTCTCTGGACAGGTTGGTCAAGTCCATAGGCTTCTTCATGTCGAGGTAGTAAGCATCGGTCTTACCGCCCTGGAACTCAGGGAACTGCTCCATGTGGTCAGGGGATTCCGCAAAGAAGAAACCAAGGAAGGTGTTGGGGCCGTCCGTAGCTTCGCCCTTTCTGGACTTGTCGAAGACCGTGAAGTCATGCTTGGTAGTGTGGTACACTCTCCGCAGATTGCCGTCCTTGTCCCGGATCTTGGACTCCCGGAAGAACTCTGCCTGCGCTTGGGTAATCGGGTTGCCTTCGTTGTCACTCAAGGAATACCGAATGTCAGGGTCGGCTGTAGGCTTGGTATTGTCGATGTTTTTAATCTGCTCTGGCTGGAAGGCGATATAAACCCTGTGTCTGGTTTCATCGGACTTATTGAACCGACCACCGCCAATATGGGTAATGCCATCAAAGCCCATGTCCTCAATAGCCATCATGGCTTCTTCGGCAGCTTCCCATCTGGGATACATTTCATCCTCGAAGTATTCCTCCATAGCACGATAGAACTGCTCATTCGTGCCGGAATCAGGGAAGGAGGCATCCGGGAATGCTTTCGCCCAGGCAACAGGATCGGCCTGCGCATCCATGTCCATAGGATTCTTGATGTTCAGATAGGTTTCATAGACCTGCGGATTCTTGCCCTTGCCCTTCTTGGTGTAGCCTTCAGCCACTTCCTTGTTGTCGGTGAAGTAGGAACCAGCACCAAAAAGGCCGTACCTCGCCTTTCCGTAAGGGTCGAACATGGTATGACCGCCAGCAGAAGTACCATGATACATGACCTTCAGATTGCCATTTTCATCACGGACAACGGAATCTTTGAAGAACTCCTGCTGTTCATTGGTAATCTTTCTTCCGTTAGAGTCAGACAAAGAATACTGCTTGGAAGCAGATTCCCCATACTTCGCTACGAACTCGTCCACAACTTTATTGGAAACAGGGAGGCTGTTTGCACCACCCTCGTACTCATTCAGCACTCGGTGTGCCTCGGTCATGTTGAATTTGGGAACTACCTTCTGCTGAGCTGCACCCTTGCCGTCATTGTCATACATCTTGAAGTCAATGAGGGTCTTCCAGTAGCCATCCGTAGAGCCGTCAGGCTGAAGGCTGTAAGATCCGTCACCGTTATTGACAAGGAACTGTGCGAACTTCGGTTCACGACCCAGCTTGGCACAGAGGTTCAGATATCGTTCTGCGTTTTCTTTGCCACTCAGTTCATAGTTCCAGTAGTCCGGGGGATACAGATTCTCCAGACCTGCGTACTGCTGGACACCGTTGATCACCTTGGTAGGCTTGTTGAGGTCATGCTCCTTCTGTCCGTAGGTATAGTCGGTGTAAGAATCCATACCCATCAGTTCCAATTCCCTCATGCCCCAGCCGGAGCGATGGAAAGGAATAATAAAGTCGATGCGGTCATCTGCCATACAAGCAAGAATATGCTTGTCATTTGCACCTACGATAATCGTACCGACATTCTGGGAATAGGTATCTCTCAGCTTCATAGCCTCGTTGATATCCATGCCTTCAGTAGAACTGAATGCCAGATTTCCATTGGAATCAAATCCGTCTCCATCCGCAATCAGCGAGAGGTTGATTTTAATTCCAGTATCACCGAACACCCACGCAAAGTTTGGAACCTTTGTGTATGCCTGGGAATGAAGTCCCTTTGCAGACATATCCATGACAGCCTGCATCATATCCAGCAGGTGGGGAGTCTCGAAGTCGGAGAAACTCTGTACTCGCAGACCACCGATGGCTTCGATTTTACGGATCTGAGCAGGTGTCAGATTCATGATATCGTTTCGGTACTCAGTCCGAAGCTGAACCACCTTGGGATTGGAAGA